AACATACAGACAGATTCATAGCCTGTCGACTTAAAAAAAATTAGTAGAGCTGTGGCCTAATCTTTGGATTAGGTCATCTTTTTTTGTATATTAAACTTAAATAAGAGTTATGAATATATTTTACATTAATGAAGATCCTATTATAGCTGCACGTGAACTGGCTGATGATCATATTAGAAAAATGCAAATTGAATGTGCACAAATGTGCTGTGTTGCTCATTGGATTAATGGTTCAACAGCACCATATAAACAATCACATACAAATCATCCATCCACAAAATGGACAAGAGAATCTATACAACACTATAGATGGTTAGCTAGTCATGGTTTAGAAATATGTAATGAATTTGAAAAACGATATGGTAAAAAACATAAAACAAAAGATGTACTCGAATGGCTTCGAGATAACGAACCTAATTTACCTGACAATGGATTCATGGATCCCCCTCAGTGTATGCCTGATCAATTTAAATTAGAGGATACTATAGAAGCATATAAGAATTTTTATATTAACGATAAAGTAAAAGTTAAACGATTAGATTGGAAAAAATTAAATAATAAACCAGAATGGATAAACGAATAGTAATAGTAGGAGCAGGTGTAGCAGGTGTAAATGCTGCAACTAAATTAGTAGATAATGGATACCCTGGAGAATTAATTACAATAATTGATATGGGTAAAGATCCATATAAACGCTTACCTGAAGAAGTAATGACAGGATTTTTAGGTGCTGGAGGATGGAGTGATGGTAAATTAACTTACCATACAGCAATTGGAGGTCAATTATCAAAATATTGTGGTGAAGAAAAAGCAATGGAATTGATGGATCAAGTCATTACTAACTTTAAACGTTTTCACCCTAAACCAGAAGAAGTACAATGTTCAAACCCAGAGGAAGAACCTGAATTTATTAAACCATACTTTGGTTTACGATTGTTTCCTGTATGGCACGTAGGTACAGATTATTTATCTGAAATTGCTAAAAATTGGTACGATTATTTAGTATCTAAAGGTGTAAGATTTGTTTGGGAAACTAAAGTATCAGTTATTGATTTTAAAAATAATGAAATATGGTATGAAGGAAATGATACATCTTTTCCTAATATATCATATGATGAACTTATTTTTGCAGTAGGTAAATCAGGTATAGACTTTGCCCAACAACTAGCAAACGAATATAAACTCCCAGATGAACCTAAATCAGTACAAATTGGAGTTCGATTTGAAGCACCACAAAAACACTTCCAAAAACTAATCGATATTTCATATGACTTTAAGTTATATAGAAAATTTGATGATGAAGGTGTTTCGTTACGTTCATTTTGTACAAACAATAATGCGGCTTATGTTGCTGTAGAGGAAACATATGGTGATCATTCATATAATGGTCACGCTAAAAAAGATGAAGCATATAGAAACAATATGACCAATTTTGGTATTTTGATGGAAATCAATGGTATTGAAGATCCATTTACTTGGTCACGTAACGTTGTAAATAAATTACAATTCAATGGTACCGGTTTATATTATAGTCCAACACGTACACCTTCAACAACATCAGAAGGCAATAATGTAACAGCATATCAAATTGAATTTTTGGATGGTGTAAGAGAGGTAATGGGTGGTTATTTTCAATATGTAGAGGATTTTATTGAAGATATGAAAAAAGTATTCCCAACATTGGGAGATGACTGGGGGATTTATATACCCGAGGTAAAATATCTTTCACCAGAACCACTAGTAAATTATAAAGATCTTAGTTTAACTAAGTATTTTAACGTACATTTTGTAGGTGATGCTTTAAGCGCTCGTGGTATTACAGTATCAGGTGCTCAAGCAATTTATGTAGCAGAAAATTTAATTAAGTAATATGAAAATAGGATTTTGTGGAACAATGAGTGTAGGTAAAACTACATTAGTTAATACTTTAAAAGAACTACCAGAATTTAAAGAATATGAATTTAAAACAGAACGTTCAAAATATTTACGTGATTTAGGCATCCCATTAAATACAGATTCAACATTAAAAGGTCAATTTGTATTTTTAGCTGAACGTGCCTCTGAATTATTTCATAGTAATATCATTACTGATAGAACAGTTGTAGATGTTATGGCTTTTACACGTTTAGCTGAATCAATACCATATTACATAGCAGATGAAATTTGTCAAGCAGCATCACATTTAATTAAAGAATATGATTACATATTTTACATTTCACCTAAAGGGGTAGAAATTGAGGATAATGGTGTTAGAACAACAGATGCAGAATATAGAAAAGATGTTGACAAAGAAATTAAAAATTTATTAAATAAATATGGTCATAAAAATCAAAGAATAGTTAAATTAACGGGTAGTGTTGAGGAAAGAGTACAAAAAGTTAAACAGACGTTATTTTCATAATATTTATAAATAAAAATATACTAAAATGAAAAAAACCCGTTTACTCGAAATAGTACGTGAAGAAATTGCTTCTGCGTTAAATGAAATTCCTGATTTTGGAGGACAATTAGATCAAGGGGTAGCAACAAAATATGGTAAAGAAGATACTTTACAAAATGCAGTTGATGCTATTGTTGATGAAACTCTTGCAGATATGGGTGTTACGCTTGAAGATCTTAAAAAAGATGAAGCTAAAGCAACTGAAGCTCTTACTAGTATTAGAGAAAAAGTTTTAGGAGCTAAAAGAAAAGGAATTTCTCAAGATCCTAGAGTTGTAAAAGCTCTTGACAAACAACAGGATGTTGAAGTTGATAAATTTGGGGCTATTAGTGGAAAAGATTTACAAGCTAATCAAACAAACAATGCTATTAAAAAAGCTTTAGGTCTTATTGCTCCTGATAAACGTGGTCCTAAAGCCGATCCAACTAAACCTAAAAAAGAAAAACCAGAATCAACAGGTAAAAGAGGAAGACCAGCAGGAACTAAAACAGCTACTCGCACACCAGGAGCTGATGGATTTGATGATGTGTCATATTCAGACGAAGAAGTAGAAGACACCTACTATAAAGATGAAGATGAAGATATTCTTGATACAGAAAAAGCCCCAGCAGGAGATGTTGAAATGGAAAAAGCTGCTAGAGGTAAAGATGAACTAGTTAAACAGTATAAATCTGAAGTTGAACCAGAATTAAAAAATAAAATTGCAAAAGCAAAAGAGGGAGATAAAGAAGCTATGGCTTGGTTAAAATCTAAACAAGATATTATTAAAAAATACAATCAAGCCAAACAAGTTAATATTTAATGGTAAAAGATAAATCCATAACTTTAAATGCATCGCACCTAATTTTAGGTGCGATCATTTTACTCCTGTTATGGTTATTACTTAAACCAACTAAAGTAGATTTATCAAAATATGATAAACAAAAACAAGAAATTGATAGTTTAAATAATGTATTAATAGATTTACAAAAACACCAATTTGAGTTAGATAAATCCATTTTATTTCATCAAAATAGAATAGATTCACTAAACAATGAAATAAGCAATACAAACAATGAAATAACAGATATACGTGCTTATTATGATAAGAAAATTAGAGATATTGGTAATTACACTCCTTCTCAGCTCAACGACTTTTTCGCAAAAAGATACAAGTAAAATTTGTTTCGATTACAAAACTGCCCAAAAGATTGCTACTGATTTAACTAAAGGAGACGCTGCAATAGAAGAGTTGAAAAAAACTCAAAAATTGGTTTTGCAACTAAATGAGACTATAGTTGAAAAAGATAGTGTCATAAATGATTATATTAAAAAAGATAGTACTTGTGTAAAACAAGTAGCTACTTTTAATGAACTAAAACAAAAACAAGCCAACATAATTACTGGTCTAGAAAAAGATGTTGAAAGCCTTAAAAGAGAAAACGAAAATTTAAAAACAGGAATTAAATGGGTTGGTGGAGGATTCGTGGGAGTATTAATCTCTTTACTTACATTATCATTAGTTAAGTAATATGGCTAACGAACTGAAACAAGCAATACGAGAAGAATATGTTAAATGTGCTGCATCACCAGCATATTTTATGAAAAAATATTGCTACATTCAGCATCCAAAACGTGGTCGAATTCAATTTAACTTATACCCATTTCAAGAACGTGTTTTAACATTATTTCAAGAAAATCCATATTCAATTGTTTTAAAATCTAGACAGTTAGGTATTTCTACATTATCTGCAGGATATTCTTTATGGTTGATGATGTTCCATCAAGACAAAAACGTACTTTGTATTGCAACTAAACAGGATACTGCTAAAAATATGGTTACAAAGGTTAAGTTTATGTACGAAAACTTACCTTCATGGTTGAAATTTCCAACCAAACCAGATGAAGCAAATAAGCTAACCCTTCGACTACCAAATGGATCTCAAATTAAAGCAACTTCAGCATCAAGTGATGCAGGTCGTTCAGAAGCAGTTTCTTTGCTACTAATAGATGAAGCAGCATTTATCCATAATATAGGTGAGATATGGGCCTCAGCTCAACAAACCTTAGCTACTGGTGGAGGTTGTATTGCATTATCTACACCTTATGGTACAGGTAACTGGTTCCATAAGACATGGATTGCATCAGAAATGGGTGAAAATAGCTTTTTACCTATTCGTTTACCTTGGAGTGTACACCCTGAAAGAGACCAAGCATGGAGAGATCAACAAGATGCTGATTTAGGACCTAAAATGGCAGCACAAGAATGTGATTGTGATTTTAGCACATCAGGTGATACTGTATTTTTACCAGATGAAATTGATTTTTACGAAAAAACATACATAAGAGAACCACTTGAAAAACGTGGAATTGATCAAAATCTATGGATTTGGGAACCAGCGGATTACTCGCGTAACTATTTAATTACAGCTGACGTTGCTAGAGGTGATGGAGCCGATTATTCTACGTTTCATATAATTGATATTGAGACATATAAACAAGTAGGTGAATATAAAGGACAAATTGGAACTAAAGATTTTGGACATTTACTTGTAGCAATAGCAACCGAATACAATAATGCATTACTAGCCCCAGAAAATTCTAGTATAGCTTGGTCAACTATTCAAACTATCCTTGATAGAGGGTATCATAATTTGTATTATTCACCTAAAGGAAATGCTTTAACAGTGGATAGCTATTTTGACCCATACATGGACCATAGTAAAATGACCCCCGGATTTACAATGTCTTCTGCTACTCGTCCAATATCAATTGGAAAGTTTCAAGAAGCTATTAGAGATAGAGGAGCAATTATTCAGTCTGCTAGACTAATAGAGGAAATGAAAGTATTTATATGGAGAAATGGTAGACCAGAAGCACAATCTGGATACAATGATGATTTAATTATGGGATTTTCTATAGCAGCATTTTTAAGAGAAACAGCATTTAAGCTAAGACAAAGCGGTATGGAAATGACCAAAAGTATGCTCAATAGCATAAGCACTAACCATCATGGATATTCTGGAGGTTATTCAAATCAACAACCAAATAAATACAATAATAACCCGTTTAAGATAGATAACCCTTACTCAAACGATCAAGAAGATATTTCTTGGTTAATATAAATCGATATGGCAGATACTAGATTATTTTCAAGATTAAAACGACTATTTTCAACAGATGTAATCATCCGTAATGAAGGTGGATCTCAACTTAAAGTAGTTGATATAAACAAAATCCAAGTTTCAGGTGAATATGAAACAAATGCTCTAGTAGATAGATTTAATAGGATTTACACTAATTCACACACATCAATATATGGATACCAAAGTAGTTTCAACTATCAAACATTACGCCCTACACTTTATTCTGAATATGACTCAATGGATACAGATGCTATTGTCGCCTCTGCTCTAGATATTATAGCTGATGAAAGTACTTTACGTAATGACATGGGTGAAGTATTACAAATTAAATCATCTGATGAAGATATTCAAAAAATTCTATATAATTTATTTTACGATGTATTAAATGTAGAATTTAACTTATGGCCTTGGACTCGTAACATGTTAAAATATGGTGATTTTTTCTTAAAATTAGAAATTGCTGAAAAATTTGGTGTATATAATGTTATACCATACAATGCATTCCATATTGAAAGACAAGACGGATACGATAAAGACCACCCAATGTCTGTAAGATTTAGATTTGACCCAGATGGTATTTCCTCTCCTTCAGATTACGGTTATTACAATGTACCAAATTCAGGAAATCAAGCAAAAGCTATTTTCTTTGACAATTACGAAATGGCTCATTTCCGTTTGTTAACGGATACTAACTTTTTACCTTATGGTAGATCATATTTAGAACCTGCTCGTAAGTTGTTTAAACAATACACGATGATGGAAGATGCAATGTTAATCCATCGTATAGTTAGAGCGCCTGAAAAACGTATATTTTACATTAATGTTGGAAATATTGCACCTGCTGAAGTAGAAAACTTTATGCAGAAGACAATTTCCAAAATGAAACGTACCCCGTACATTGATCAACAAACAGGTGATTATAACTTAAAATACAACATGCAAAACTTACTTGAGGATTTTTACATCCCAGTAAGAGGTAATGATCAAGCAACCAAAATAGACAATTTAGGTGGTTTACAATATGATGGTATCCAAGATGTTGAATATTTAAGAGATAAATTATTTGCTGCCCTTAAGGTTCCAAAAGCATTTATGGGATATGAAAAAGATTTAACTGGTAAAGCAACATTAGCAGCTGAAGATATTAGATTTGCTCGCACAATTGAACGTATCCAACGTATTCTAGTTTCAGAATTAACTAAAATTGCCTTAGTTCACTTATATGCTCAAGGTTATACTGATGAGAGTTTAACAAACTTTGAACTTTCATTAACTACTCCTTCAATAATATATGATCAAGAAAGATTAGCATTAATGAAAGAAAAAGTAGAAGTAGCAAATGCTATGATTGAAGCTAAAATATTCCCTACTGACTTTATATATGAAAAATTATTCCATATGAGTGAGGATCAATATGATGAATATAGAGACTTGATTCTTCAAGATGCTAAACGTAAATTCCGTTTAACCCAAGTTGAAAATGAAGGAAATGATCCACTTGAAACAGGTAAATCTTATGGTACACCACATGATTTAGCCTCTTTATATGGAAGACAAAGATATGAAAGTGGAGAAGTACCTGAAGGATATGATGAAAAAGAACCTCTAGGAAGACCAAAAGAAAATGTAACTGATAGAAATACACAAGACAATGCTTTTGGAAAAGATAGGATTGGTACAGCAGGTGTAACCCAAGATAACGATGAATCAGATTCTATCAAACCTCAATATAAAGGTGGATCTCCTTTAGCATTAGAAACTAAAACAAAACGAAACAAAAATGCATATGCTTTCAATAGTATTAAAAATCAAAAGAAACAAATGATTTTTGAATCGGATATTAAAGGAAATTCATTATTAGATGAATCACAAATACGAGAGTAATAATTTTTCATATATTTATAAATAAACAAATATTAGAATGCAAGTAAAACATTCAAAGTATAAAAACACTGGTATACTTTTTGAACTTTTAGTTCGCCAAATCACTACAGATACGCTAGAAGGGAAAGATTCTCCAGCAAAAGATATACTTAAAAAATATTTCGTTAAAACGGAATTAGGTCGTGAGTATAAGTTATACGAGACATTGTTAAAGAAAACTACATTAACTGAAGCAAAGGCTAATATTGTAGTTTCAACATTAGTAGATTCTTCTAAAACATTAAATAGAGGAGTACTCAAGAGACAAAAATATAATCTAATTAATGAGATACAGAAAAATTATGATTTAAATACATTTTTTAATCATAAGTTACCTAACTATAAAGTATATGCTGCTTTTTATACATTGTTAGAAATAACCCACTCTCAATCCCCTATAAACCCAGAACAAACTATTGCAAATAAAGTTACTATACTTGAACATTTAACAGCTGCTCAAATTAAAGAAAATGCTGTAAGAGATGAAGTATTGGAAGAAATAGAAAATGCAGATAGAGATGTTAAATTCCTTACATATAAAATATTAATGGAGAAATTTAACAACAAATATGATGATTTAAATATAAATCAAAAACTTATTTTAAAAGAATACATCAATTCAGTAGATAATACACCCCGTTTAAAGGAATTTTATACTAATAAAATAAATGAAATTAAAACTGAATTGAAAACTTTAAATAAAAAGACCCAAAATCCGGTTACCAAAATTAAAATTGACGAAATTATATCTGTAATCAACCCACCAGCAAAAAATGCTAAAATAACAGATAATGATTTAGTTGATTTGTTACAGTATTGTGATTTAATCAATGAATTAGAAACTGTAAATGGATAAGTTAAAAGAAATAATTCGTAAAAAACTCAAAGAAATGAGTGCTACCAATGCTGGTGGTGCTTCTTTTAGTGCTGGTCAAGGAGAAGGTTATGCTACACCGGCTGCTTTTGCTTCTAAAACGAATGCTAAAGGAGCTAAAAATATTTATTACTATAAGTTAGGATTTAAACCTGTTCCTGACATTAAACCTAAATCTTACGATATTAAAAAATTGTGGGAAGAGGAAAAAGAAAAAACTGGAGCAGATAAATTTCAAGATGACAGAGTTAATGAATTTGAACAAATTGAAAAATTGATCAAAGAAATATCTCCACTTATATCAAACGCAAAAAACGAAACTATAGAATATTACGCTGCTAACCCGGGATCGTATGATATCTATAAACCGTCTTCAATGGTTTTAGCATATATTCAAAAAGCAGTAGATTTATTAAAACAAAAACAATGAAAAAAACATTACAAGATCAGTATCTATTAATTAAAGAAGGTAAAGGACATAAAGGCGTTTTCCTTGCAGATGCTAAACGTGACTTTCCTCATATTGTACCAAATTCTGCTACATTTGAGGAAGCTGCTGCTTCTCTTAAAACTAAAAACATTATCTCAGAAAATGTAATTGGTTTAACTGCTGTTGCTGGATATGAACCAAGAAAAAAAGAATCTTATGAAACTGCATTTGAAGCATTTTTGGCTGAAGCTAGAAAAGCAAAAGAAAATGAAGACGAGAAAGTAAAAGCAGAAGAGAAAAAAGTTTCTAAACCTGTAGAAAAAGATCTTGAAAAAAACTTTGACTATTCAGACGATAAAAACCCAGATAATTTGATATTTGATCAAATTATGATGGGATATTACGCTGAAATGAAAGATCCTAAAAATGCAGATAAAACAATGCAACAATTGAAAGATATTGTATTGAAAAATTTATCTAAAGATCCAATTCACTATACAAAAGATGGTCAATTTGGTGTTAAAGATTTAGGATACGTAACTGAACATCCTGGTTTAGGTACTCCAAAAGAACCTAAAGGAAAATATGCTTCATCTGGATATGGTAATTTAAATGAAGATAAACACCAGGAAATCGAAGAAGATTTAGAAGATAATGAGAAAGATGAGTATACTAAAACTAAAGAAGAACTTAGGGATGCATTTAGGATGCGTTTATCTACAAAATCAAAAGAAAATGACCCACCAGAAGAATCTAAATTACGTGAAGTAATTCGTGAAATGATTAATGCTGAATTAGAAGAAGCATATCAATTAGTTAACATTCGCCCACAAGTAAGTGATAAAGAAAGAGAAGAAAGAGATCCACAACCTTTTCTTACTGTATACTTAGCAGCCCCAACTGAGGAGCTAATGAAAAAAAATCAACACTTAAGAGTATTAAGAAATCCTAAAAACCCAGAAGAAATTACAGGGGTTGCTATTCGCTCTAGATTACTTTCTCCATTAAACTTAAAAAAATTACCATACGATATTAACCCAATGTTTATGAGTTTCATAAATACTGCTAATAATATTGGAGGTAAAATTAATCTTCCTACTAAAGAAGGAGTTACAGATGACTATACTCTTTTAAATAATGTTAATGTAGGTAGAGATGGAAGACTTTCATTTAAAACTCCAAATCCAAAATTTCAAAAACCAATGGAAGAAATTTTGCGTGAAGGTGTAGAAAAAGATTTAGCTGATATTAATAAAGAAGCAGAACATGAAGTTCTACAATCTAAACTAGATAAAATTGATGCTTTAATTGATCATAGACGTTCTAAACTTAGTAAACTTGACGAGGATGAAGATATGAAAGCTTTAACTGACAAGAAAAAAGTTAAAGAACTTGAAAAAGATATTAAAAAATTAGAGCAAGCAAAATCTAAGGTTGAAAAAATGCTTAGCAAAACCAAAGGTAAGAAAAAAGAAATCATCGATGAAGATGAACCTATTGAAGAAGCTGAATACATCGATGAAGCTGAAGGAGATTTAGATCCTAAAAACTTAAAAGATGCTGAAAAATCAATAAAAAGTATTCAAGCTTTAGCAGATAAAATATCTAAAACAGAAATTTTCGAAGATGAACCTGAAGAATCTGAAGAATATTAAACCATGAATAAGCAACTCTTAATAGAAACTAGACATTTTGTTCCCCAACCTGTTCGCCTTTTAGAAGGGTTAAAAGGTAATGGAAATATCTTTGTTGAAGGTATTTTAGCTACCGTGGAGGTTAAAAACGGTAACGGAAGATACTACAAACGTGAGTTGTGGGAACGTGAAATTGACAATTTCCAAAAGAAAATTCAATATAAAACAACAGAAACATGCGGTGAATTAGACCACCCTGATTCTCAAGTTATAAATTTAAAAAATGCATCCCATGCTATTAGAAAAATGTGGTGGGATGGAGATGAAATATGGGGAACAGTTGAAATATTTTCAGACCCAGGACCAAAAGGAACAGTATCTGGTCGTATAGCAGGTGCTTTAGTTAACAATGGTTTAACAATTGGTATTTCTTCTCGTGGGATGGGCTCATTAAAACAAATGGGTGAAGTAATGGAAGTACAAGATGATTTCGAATTACTTACATGGGATCTAGTATCCAATCCTTCAAACCCAGATTCATGGATGAAAAACGGTTCATTAAACGAATCAAGAACAACATATCTAGACCAATACGCTCGTACTAATTCAATTATAACCGAAATTTTATGTGCAAAAGGCACATGCCCGATATTTTAAAATATGCAAACCGGTGACTAAATTAGCCCTCTTTTTGAGGGCTTTTTTATTTTTTGCGACTTTAACAAAAAATACACATACATATAACAGAATATATCGCCCCTCACACTTATGCGATATTATATTAATTGAATTCTATTACGTTTGATAAATAAACGTACTTTCCCAACAAAAAATTTAGGAAAAATGGCAAAAAACAGAGAAATGCTCAAAGAAGCAATCGCTGAGGCTAAAGCTGTTAAAGAAGCAGCAATAGCAAACGCAAAAGCAGCTCTAGAAGAAGCCTTTACACCTCAACTTAAATCAATGTTATCTTTGAAACTTCAAGAAATGGAAGAAATGGATGAAGCTGAAGACGTAGAAAAAATGGATGAAGCTGAAGACATGGAAGAAGGTAAAAAAGAAGAAATGATGGAAGTTGATTTGGAAGAACTTTTAGCAGAGCTAGAAAGCGAAGAAATGGAAGAAGGAGAAAACCTTTACGAAGCTGAAGAAGAAGGTGAAGAAGAAGGTGAAGAGGAAGAAGGAGAAGAAGAAGGTGACATGGAAATGGAAGACCTTTCGGACGACGAGATTAAGGAAATGATTGAAGACGTAATCGCACAAATGATTAAAGACGGTGAGTTAGAAGCAGGACCTGAATTCGGAGGTGAAGAAGAAGGTGAAGAAATGGAAATGGGCGCTGAAGAAGAGGAAGAAGTAGATTTAGCAGAACTTTTAAGAGAAATCGAAGAAATGGAAGAAGAAGGAATGTACGAAGAAAAGGAAGAAACCAATGAAATTTTTGGAATAAAACCTAGAGCAGTTAAAGAACTTGAAAGCGATTTCCCAGGAATTGCAAAAGAAGTTGAAGCTCTAGAAAGTAAAGAAGAAAAAATTAAACTTTTGGGTAGCAAAATTAATGACCCAAAATTTAAAGATGGTTACCCTAGCTCAGGAGATTGGAGAAATGCAGTTACTGCAATTTTTGGATTTTTTAAATTAGATTCTCCATTTAAACCTGGAAGTGATAAAGGTTCATTAGGTGTAGGTGCTCTTGAAGAAACTGACACAATGAAAGATGAACTTGAAGAAGCTTACAAAACTATCAATGCTCTTCGTTCTGAACTTAACGAAATCAATTTATTGAACGCTAAGTTACTTTACTCAAACAAAATCTTCAAAGCTAAAAATTTAAACGAAAATCAAAAGGTAAAAGTATTAAGTTCATTTGACAAAGCTAAAAACGTAGGTGAAGTAAAAATGGTATACGAAACTTTAAACGAGGGTATTAAAGTTGCTAAAACTACTATTAAAGAAAACCTAGGTAGAGCTTCAAAATCAACTGTTACTCCTACCGCAAAACAACCAATCGTAGAGTCAAACGATGTATTTAAAAGAATGCAAAAATTGGCTGGAATTATTTAATTTATTAATTTAAAACAAAAACAAAAAATGTCAAGTATTAATTCTCTTTTAGAAAGCTCAGCCAACGGATGGAGAAACATGCAGAGTGATGCTGCACGTATGGCTAGCAAATGGTCTAAAACAGGCCTATTAGAAGGATTAGGAAGCGAAGTTGAAAAAAACAACATGGCTTTGATCCTCGAAAACCAAGCAAAACAATTAGTTGTTGAGCAATCTTCTACAAACGTAGGTGGTGCTACTTTTAATGTAGGACAAGGTGAGCAATGGGCTGGTGTAGCTCTTCCATTGGTACGTAAAGTATTTGGTTCTTTATCAACTAAAGAATTCATGTCAGTACAACCAATGAATTTACCTTCAGGTCTAGTATTTTTCCTAGATTTCCAATATGGACAAGGAAAAGTTGCTCCTTCTGGACAATTTGGTCCTGGTGGTGACACTTATGGTGCTACTTCATCTATGTATGGTAACACTAACCCAGGAGTAAATGCAGACCCTTCACAAGGTCTTTATGGTGCTGGTAGATTTGCTTATTCAATCAACCAATTCTCATCTTCTGTAACTTCTACTACATCTCCTGCAACTTGGGCCGATGTTGATTATAATTCAGAATTATCTTCATCTATCGTATCAGGTATTTTGTCTAAAATTGTTATGACAGTAACTAACCCTATGCGTGTAGATTTTAAAGGTGTTCGTGCATTTGTTCCTGCTTCAGGTTCAGGCGCTATCTCTTTAGGTGCTGTTTACGATCGTTTGTTACCACAGTATACTACTACTAATGGTACAAGCAGTGTAACATTTATCGTATCTGGTTCAACTAGTGCTATGACAAATCTACCTTCAGGTTCAGCTACAACTAACACATTGTTCTACAATATGCAACCAGCTGATAACTACAGAGGTGATTTCGAAGACAATTCAGGTGCTGGATATCCAAATGCTGAATCTACATCAGCTGATGCATTAGCTATTCCGCAAATCAATATCCAAATGAAATCTGAAGCTATTGTTGCTAAAACAAGAAAATTGAAAGCACAATGGACACCAGAATTCGCTCAAGATTTGAATGCTTACCAATCTCTTGATGCTGAAGCTGAATTGACTTCAATTATGTCTGAGTATATCGCTCTAGAAATTGATCTAGAAAACTTAGATATGTTGATTCAAGATGCTTCTGCTGCTGATGAATATTGGTATGCTCAAAATAACAGAGCATTGAATGCTGCTAGAACAGGATATGATGACCTAAATTTCTTCAACACTCAAGGTCAGTGGTTCCAAACTTTAGGAACTAAAATGCAAAAAGTTTCTAATAAAATTCACCAAAAGACATTACGTGGTGGTGCAAACTTCCTAGTATGTTCTCCAAGTGTAGCAACAATCCTTGAATCAATCCCAGGATTTGCTTCAACTTCTGATGGTGATGTAACAAAAGCAAGCTATGCATTTGGTATCCAAAAATCAGGTAACTTGAACAACCGTTATACAGTATACAAAAACCCATACATGACTGAAAATGTAATTTTGATGGGTTATAGAGGATCTCAATTCCTTGAAACAGGTGCTGTATTCGCTCCATACGTTCCACTTATCATGACTCCATTAGTGTACGATCCAGAAACCTTCACACCAAGAAAAGGTCTATTGACTCGTTACGCTAAGAAAATGATC